TCGACTGACAGAGGCAATCTTCCGTCGAGCAGCTACGCCTTTATGGATAGCGGCTGGAAATATCTGTATGATAAGTACAACGACGTATATCGCTGGGTGCCACTCAATGGTGATATTGCGGGATTGTCCGCGAGAACCGACCAGACGAATGACCCGTGGTATTCGCCCGCTGGTTTCACCCGCGGCAATATCAAGAATGTAGTAAAACTCGCGTGGACGCCGACGCAAGGCGACCGGGATGACCTCTATAAGCTCGGCATCAACCCGGTCGTGAGCTTCCCCGGACAGGGTGTGTTGCTGTATGGCGACAAGACGCTGTTGAATCGGCCAAGTGCGTTTGACCGCATCAATGTGCGCCGTTTGTTCATCGTGCTGGAGAAGGCAATCTCGCGATATGCGAAATCAAATCTATTTGAGTTCAATGACGAGTTCACTCGGTCGTCATTTAAAAATGTGGTCGAACCATATCTGCGGGATATCCAAGCACGACGTGGTATTACAGACTTCTTGGTTGTTTGTGATGCGACTAACAACACGTCAGAGGTTATCGACAGGAATGAGTTTGCCGGCGATATCTATGTGAAGCCAGCCCGTTCGATTAATTACATTCAGTTGAACTTTGTCGCCGTGCGAACCGGTGTATCGTTCCAAGAAGTAGTCGGTGCAGTTTAACGCGCCCAAGCAGACCCGCGTTTAGTAGTCAAAAGGAGTTATACAGATGGCTAGTTTCTCTCTCAATGATTTTCGGTCTAGGATGCAGGATGGCGGCGCTCGGCCAAACCTGTTTGAAATGGAAATCAACTTTCCTGGCGGGGACGGCGGCGCGACGTATGACAGTCGTTACTTGTGTAAGGTTTCGGAGATTCCGGGGTCGACTGTTGGTGTTATCGAAGTGCCCTTCATGGGAAGAAAACTCAAGATTGCCGGTGACCGTACCTTCGCGACACTGTCCGTCACCATGATCAATGACGAAGGCTTTCATGTTCGTGGAAGAATGGAACAGTGGATGGACACCATCGCACACCACGAAACCGCAAGAGGCGCGACGTCGCTGAATTCGTATCAACAACAGTTAATGTTGACACAGTTGGCTCGATCCGGCTCCGGCTCACGCGGCGCAGCCCCGATACGGTATTCGTTCGTCGACGCATTCCCCACGGCACTTAGCACAATTGCGGTGGATTGGAGTACGACGGACACTATCGAAGAATATACAGTAGAATTCCAGTATCAATACTGGACGTCCACTGCGGTCGCGCCGGGCGCGGGGTGGAGTGTAAGCGCCAGTATCGGTGCGCGTTAGGCTAAACCATTCATATTAATGTTTCGAGGAGGGCGCCTTAACGGGCCCCCCAGAAAGTGAGCTTGTCGTATGTCATTCACATTCCAACCCGAGGATATATAATTGCCCCGCTTATTTGGGTTTGAGTTTGATTTCAATAGGCGGTCATCAGCGCCGATTGCCGTCAAGAACGAGCCGACATCCAACACCGTCAGTTTCGTACCGCCTGACAATCAGGACGGCGCGCTTAACGTACAGTTTGGCGCGGCTGGTGGGCATTTTGGCTACTACCTCGACCTCGACGGCGGCATCGTCGACGACTTCCAACTTATCAATCGCTATCGCGAGATGCAAATCGTCGCGGAAGTTGATGAAGCGATTGACCAAATCATCAACGAACTCGTCGTACAAGATGCGGACCGGCTGCCCGTCTCTCTCAATCTCGACTTTGCCAATCTCACACCAGAACTAAAAGCTCGTGTTCAAGCGGAGTTCATCGGTCTTCTCAAGATGTTGAACTTCCATCGGGATGCGTATAGTATTGTGCGTCAATGGTATATTGATGGGCGACTCTATCTGCATTTGGTGGTGGATGAGAGCAGCACCAAGTCTGGTATTCAGGAACTACGTATTGTCGACCCGCGTACAATCCGTAAGGTGCGTGAAGTCCAGCGTAAGCGTCATCCCGAGACGGAGTCTGATATCATCGAAGTGGAACGCGAATACTTCGTCTACAATCCGATGGGCTTTGTCTCACCGAGTGGTAGTGGTGCGTCACAGTCGCCCAACGGTGCGCTGATGAACTACAACGGCGTGCGTATCGCAGCAGACTCTGTTGCGTTCTGCCCATCAGGGCTCTACGACGCAAACAAACGCACTGTGCTATCATGGCTACACAAAGCCATCAAGCCACTGAATCTCCTGCGAATGGTGGAAGATTCCTCTGTCATCTATCGCGTTTCCCGCGCACCAGAGCGGCGGGTGTTCTACATCGATGTCGGCAATCTCCCGAAAGCCAAAGCCGAGCAGTATCTCTACGACATCATGCAGAAGCACCGGAACAAGCTCGTGTATGATACCCAAACTGGCGAGATACGCGACGACCGCAAGTTCATGAGTATGCTTGAAGACTTCTGGCTGCCACGCCGTGAGGGTGGCAAGGGTACGGAAGTCCAGTCGTTGCCTGGTGGCCAGAATCTTGGGCAGATGGAAGATGTCGATTACTTCCGGCGTAAACTGTATCGTGCCTTGAGTCTGCCACCGTCGCGTATCGACCAGGGGCAGGGTTTCAATCTCGGGCGTGCGTCGGAGATTACACGCGACGAACTGCGATTCAACAAGTATATTCACCGACTACAAGTACAGTTTGATTACCTGTTTGACCAGTTGTTGGAACGTCAGCTTCGTCTCAAGAATGTCATGACGGAGGCTGAGTGGCATGATATTAAGGACAGCCTTCGTTATACCTGGCAACAGGATTCATACTTCGAAGAACTGAAAATGAACGAAATCCTGACAACGCGCATGAATTTAGCATCACAAGCCGATGCGTTTGTCGGTCGATATTATTCAGAAGCATTTGTCAAGAGAGACATTCTCAAGCTAACGAATGATGATGTTGTGCAAATTGCGCATGACAATCGTGTGCGACCACCCACGCCTGCCGGGCGTCCAGGTGAAGACGACACGTTTGATCACGAAGCCGACGAGGCCTTGCGCATAAACAATTCTCCGGCAGGAAAGACAGATACGAATTTTTCTCCTGCGGATGATGACACAGATGCCTCATCTCCAAAGAAGACTGCCGACAACTAAATAGGAATACGCTATGGCTATCACATCAGGGACCGCTAATGTTCATGTCCTTACGGAGAGCGCACAACACGCGACTGTGCGGTGTTTGTATTATACATCTGACGGCACAGACGAATCGGATGTGCTGAAGGTAAACACTGCAACACTGTCACACAAAACGGTGGCGCTCACAGTAGCTACAAAACTTGGTGTCTTCCAGTCTGGTGACACCGTGACAGGCCAAACGAGCGGAAAGACCGCACAGATTGTTGAATGGCGAAGGGACGCGAGTACGCTCGTCGTAACGAATGCGTCGGGCGCGTTCACCAATGGCGAGGATCTGAAAACCACAGTCACGAACAGCACCGCTGCGTTAGCCTCATCGGCCGCGTCACTGGATTTGGTTCGTGAGTTAGCCATTCGCAGCATCTGGTATTCCATCGACCCCGATATGACGGTCGAACTGGGATTCAAGGGCGCACCCGGCGAAAACGCAATCGCTCCTGCGGTGCTTCTCTCCGGTTCTGGTTACTTCGGTAAGAATGCGCTTGCGGGGCAGATTATCTCCAATGCGCCCGGTATCGGTACCAACGCGGACGGCAGTTTTTACATTAGCACTTATACGACTGCGAGTGCGAAAGCCGCATACACCGTCATCGTTGACTTGGTGAAACTGCGCGGGTATGCATCGAGCGGCATATAAAGGACATCTCATGAATTCATTTACACATCTCGTACAGAACGTCAAGGATGCTAACTGGCAAGGCGCCGGGCAGGTCTTTAAGGAGATCATGCAACAGAAGGTGGCGGACCGTATCGAGACTGAACGTCAGACCATTTTCAAGGAAGACGCCGGCGAGGCGTATAAAAAGCACTTCGACTCGATGTTGAAGAAATGGAATGTCTCGTCGCCCAAAGATATTCCTGACGACAAGAAGAGCGAATTTTTCAAAGCAGTCGATGCGGGATATGAAGCAAAAGACGAGTAACCTATGAAACTCATCGCCGAAGTTTACGATCACATCAAACCGTTGGTGGAAGCCACGAAGGATGGGCAGAAAGCCTATACCATCGAGGGTGTGTTCCTCCAAGCGGAAGTGAAGAATCGTAACGGGCGCACGTATCCGATGGCGGTGTTGCAGCGCGAGGTCGCCCGATATAACGAGGAATACGTTACACAGAACCGCGCGTTGGGCGAACTGGGTCATCCCGAATCGCCACACATCAATCTTGAACGTGTTAGTCACATGATTACGAAACTGGAAGCGACCGGTTCAGATTTCATGGGCCGTGCGAAGATCATGGATACGCCGTATGGTAAGATTGTGAAGTCCTTCATCGACGAGGGCGTCAAGTTTGGCGTGTCGTCTCGTGGTGTTGGTTCGTTGGAAAACTCTAGTGGGGGAGATGTCGTCGCGGACGATTTTTTCCTTGCGACAGCCGCGGACATTGTTGCTGATCCGAGTGCGCCAGAGGCGTTCGTTCGTGGTCTGCGAGAGCAGCACGAATGGGTTTGGGACAACGGAACGCTGTCGACTGCACAAGTCCAGAATCTCCATACAACCGTCACCAAGGCACCCGTGAAAACTCGATCACAAGCACGGGCGTTGGAAACACGCATCTTTGAATCATTCATGCGTGAGTTGAAGAGAGGCACGCGAGTTTCGTAGAGAATAGCATAACGCTAAATATATCCATCGGATGCCGGCGTCTGTAAGTCGGCACAATTTTTGAGGATAATACCAATGGCAGAATCTCTTGTTAATCCAGCGTCCGCTGCGCAACTGAGCCCGCGCAATTCGGAACCCACCCATCTCAATACAGGTTCGCATGACGAACTCGGTGACGCGACCGACAGCAAGCTCAATTACGCCGGCAATCTGAAAACCGATTCGTCCATTCCGCGGTCTGTTGCCGCAGAGCCCACGCATCTCAAGACTGAAGACGAAGAGGATCTTGAGAAAGTGGAGGACGATGAAGACCCAGAGACGGTGACCGAAGCCGACGACGTCGAGATTGAGTTTGGCGATGAGAAGAAAGACGAGAACGTTGATGACCTTGATAAGGCCATCGATGAACTTGCTAGTCTGCCCGTCACGGAAATTTACGTCACCGAAGACGACGACGACGACGAAGATAAGAAAGTCGACGAAAACGACGACGACGACAACGATGACAAAAAAGTCAACGAAGCCGACGACGACGACGATGACGAGAAAGAAGTCAACGAAGCCGAAGACGACGAAGAGGAAGAGGAAGTCAACGAGGACGATGACGAGAAACCTGACTTCCTGAAGAAGAAAATCGACGAAACCGTTAACGGCGGCCGGAAGGACAAAGAAATCGACGATGGAGGTCTCGAAGTCGACGAAAACGACGATGACGAGAAGGAAGTTGACGAAGACTGCGGCGACGCAGTTGACGAGGACGATGACGAAGAGGATCTGAAGGAGTCGCTAAAGATTTCCATTAAGATGCCAAAAGCGTCGCTCTTCGAGTCTGCCGGATTCAACGTCAAGCAACAGAAGAAGGTTGCGTCCATCTTTGAATCGGCTATCAAGAGTACCACACGACAGGTCGGTAAGCAGATTCATGAGCATTATTCGAAGGTTCACAAGAGGCGTCTAGCGAAAGCGCAGGGGCTGATTGAGAATCGTCTGAATACCTATCTCGATGTTGTTGTCGAGGAGTGGGTGAAGACGAATGCTGTGCCCATACGAACCTCGCTTCGCACTGAACTGTCGGAGAACTTCCTGAATGGCTTACAGAAGTTGTTCACGGAGCATTACATCGACGTACCAAAGAGTAAGACAAATGTGGTGAAGAGCCTTACGCATCAGGTGGAAACACTCAAGCGTCAGGTTAATGAGCAGTATACGGAGAAGCTGAAACTGCGCAGGTTGGCAGAGACAGCAAATAAGAAACGAATTGTCGCGACATTTGCGCGTGACATGAGTGAATCGCAGGCAGGGAAATTGGAGAAGTTGGCAGAGGACACACAGTATGTCAGTGCCAGGGACTTCCGCGAAAAGTTGACAATGCTGAAGGAGAGTTACTTCGAAAAGAAGCCGAATCGCGCGGTGCGTCTACCTGAAGAAAATGTTCAAGAAGTGTCAGAAAAAGGAGGCGCGCCGAAAGGTGAGGCAGATATGGTTGCAGAGGTCATCACTCGTCAAGCGAAGTCGAGTGATTGGTAAACTGTAATAGTTTCGAAGGAATTAAATAACAATCAACAGCATTATCTAACTGTTGCGATAGTTAACATTCATCTTAGGAGTCACGCAGATGGCAGATACATTTCTAACCGAAGAGATTAAAAGTAAGTGGGCGAAGGTCATTAATCACCCCGACCTTCCTGATATCAAGGAGTCGTGGAAAAAGCGGGTCACTGCGATCTGTTTGGAGAATACCTCACGTGAGGTTAGTAAGTCGGCACAGTATATGGACGAGACGTTGTTGTCCGAGGCTGCGCCAGCTAATGCCGCGGGAGCGTTCCCGAGGGCCAACTTGCAGGGGTTTGATCCGATTTTGATCTCGCTCATTCGTCGTTCTATGCCGAACCTCATCGCGTATGACTTGTGCGGCGTTCAGCCGATGACAGGTCCTACTGGCCTCATCTTTGCGATGAAGTCGAAGTTCACCACGCAGGCCGGCACGGAAGCATTGTTCAACGAGGCGAACACGGGCTTCTCTGCTAACGCTGCGACACAGACGGGCACGTTGCCTGCTGGTAACACGTCGGCGGTTTCCAACTCTACGAACTTCCTGTATGACACGGGTATGACGACCGCATATGGTGAGACGCGCGGAGATTCGGCCGCGAATGCTATCCCTGAGATGGCGTTCTCGATTGATAAGGTAACCGTAACTGCGGTAACCAGAAAACTGAAAGCAGAGTACACGATTGAAATCGCGCAGGACTTGAAGGCGGTTCACGGTCTCGATGCTGAGACGGAACTTGCTAACATCCTGTCTGCGGAGATTCTTGCGGAGATTAACCGCGAGATTATTCGTACCATCTACTTCGGTGCCGTCTTGGGTGCGAACAATAACACTACGACTGCTGGTGTGTTCGACCTCGATACCGACTCTGATGGACGTTGGATGGTTGAGCGTTTCAAGGGACTTTTCTTCCAAATTGAACGTGACGCCAATGCCATCGCGAAGG